AAACAACCTAAAAAAGTTGTAAGCATCACTGAGCAACACTTCGCAGAAATGGAATCAAAGATTGCTGAGCTTGAAACTAAGTTAGCTGCAATGACTCCCGAAGTAATCGAGTTGACTGAAGAGCCTAAACCAATTCAGTACAACCCTGAAAACGCAAAACCAATTGAGCATATGGATTTAGCGATAAACACAGGTAAATCAACAAGGGACAAAATTTTAGAAGAAGTATACAATAACAAATAAACAAATAAAAAATGGCTACAACAATTAACATTTCAACTTCATATGCTGGGCAAGATTCCAAACTATGGGTAAAAGCTGCTTTATTAAGCGGTAACACTTTGGCAAACGGGGGGATGACTATCATTCCTAACATTGCTTACAAAACAACAATGTTCAAAATTGGAACGGACGACATTTTAAAGAACGCTACGTGTGATTTTGATGCTACATCTACTGTAACACTTTCTGAAAGAAGTTTGACTTTAGAGCAATTTCAAGTAAATTTACAATTGTGTAAAAAAGACTTTTTGGCTACTTTTCAAGCTGAAGAAATGGGATTCAGTGCAAACAAAGTTTTGGCAAAATCATTTGTTGACTACTTGTTAGCTTACATCACTGATAAGGTTGCTTCATCTGTTGAGGTTTCTATTTGGAGAGGTACAAATGCAACTGCTGGGCAAATTGACGGTATCGCTACATTATTGGCTGCGGATGCAGCTTTACCAACTGCTAACGAGGTGGCGGGTTCTTCTGCTATTTCTGCTTCTGCTACGGTAATTGCTGAATTAGGAAAAATTGTAGATGCTATTCCTGCTGCATTGTACGGTTCACCTGATTTAAAAATCTACGTTCCTCAAGGTGTTATGAAGGCTTACATTAGAGCGTTAGGTGGTTTCTCAGTAGCTGCTACTTCAAATTCGGGTACAGATGCTAAGGGGACACAATGGTACAATGGTGGTGCTTTAACTTTCGATGGTATTCCATTATTCGCTGCTAACGGATTGGCTGCTAACACTGCTATCGCTGCTGAAACTTCAAACTTGTTCTTCGGTTGTGGTTTATTAAACGATACAAATGAAATCGCGCTTTTGGATATGAGCCCATTGGACGGTTCACAAAATGTAAGATTTGTATTACGTGCAGGAATGGCTGTAAATTACCATTCAGTGTCTGACATCGTAACTTATAACATTCCTAACGCAGCTAACTAATTAACTAATTAATAACTAATTAAGGGAGGGTATATCCCTCCTTTTTTTTTAAACTTTAAATTTATGGCTTGTAATTTATCAATAGGACGCGCTGAGGCGTGCAAAGAAGCAATCGGAGGACTCAAAGCGGTGTACTTCATTAACTATCAGATACTACCGTCTGATGTAACATTTTCAAATGACCTTATTACAGCGGTTATTAATGTAGATAACTTGTATAAGTATGAGTTAAAGTCTAATGAGAATGTATTTGACCAAGAAATTGTATCAAGCCGTGAAGCAGGTACGACTTTTTTCAGACAAACGTTAACAATCAAGTTAAAAAAACAAGACGCTACAACTCACAAAGAAATCAAATTATTGGCCTATAGTCGACCTCACGTACTAATTGAAAACAACAACGGTCAATTCTTTGTTATGGGCTTGTTTAGAGGTGCTGATTTAACGGCAGGAAGTATAAATAATGGCGGATCCCTTGCAGATTTTAATGGTTACAGTTTGACTTTCGTTGCGGAAGAGGCTTTACCTGCACCATTCACAGACATAACAAGTTCAACAACAATTGTTTCTGATTGTTTCACGGGTGCAACAGTAACAACCGCTTAATCATGGCTTGTTTAATAACACTTGGACGTTCAGAGCCTTGTAAGGATAGCCTTGGAGGGCTTAAAAACGTTTACTTTATTAATGAAGATATAACACCTAACTTTATTTATAAAGAATCAGCTCCAGGTGTTTATGCAGTAGATGACTACTTTGGTGAGTCAATCGACTACGTAAATTTTGTGCAATACTTATACAAGTTCGAGCTTAAATCTAACGAGAATGTTTACGACCAAGAAATAGTAAGTTCACGTGAAAATGGAACTACTTTCTTTAGACAAACATTGACTATAAAACTAAAAAAACAGGACATTGCAACACACAACGCTGTAAAAACATTAGCGTATGCAAAACCACGTATTTTGGTTGAAAACAACGAAGGACAATTTTTCTTAGTTGGACTTTTAAGAGGTTGTGATTTAACGGCGGGAAGTATCAATTCGGGCGGATCCCTTGCAGATTTTAGCGGTTATTCCTTGACATTCCAAGCCGAGGAGCTTCTACCGTCACAATTTGTGGTAAATGGTACAAGTTCATTTTATTATGACATTATTCCTGCAGGCGGCACAACCGTCACACAAATAATAACAAGTTAATACACGGAGGGGCTTAAAACACCCCTCTTTTTTTTTGCAACAAAAACACTCTTTTTTAGTTATACTATTAATGATAGTATTAACGACATCCACAAGCCCTCAAATAGTTTACTTCGTGCCACGTGAAGGCTCGGGAAACTCAGATAAGATATTCCTAACAGACGAACAGACAAACGTCACGACAACGATTAATATCACTGCCTATGCAACAGGTGACTATTACCATACAGCGACCGCTACCTTTGGATTAAAAGAAGGACATACGTATGTTTGTAAAATTGGCAAAACAAACGACATTCGATTTTACGGACGTGTATTTTGCACGAATAATCCAAGCTCGAACTTTACTCAAACGGTAACAACAAACGAATTTATAATCTATGAATAATAACATTATACAACTATCTTCCTATACTGCTCCCGTAATTGTAGAAAATAATCGCAACGAATGGGTAGAATATGGTGAAGATAATAACTACTATCAGTTTTTAATCGACCGTTATAGTAATTCAGCAACTAACAACGCTGTAATTAATAACATTTGTAGATTAATTTACGGTCAAGGCTTAACAGCTACGGATAGCGCGATGAAACCAAACGAATGGGCGCAACTATTATCTATATTAAAGGAAGATGATTTAAGACGTATTATCTTTGATTTGTACGCACTTGGACAGTGTGCTTTACAGATTCATTACGATAAAGGACATAAAGCAATTACAAGGGCTTTTCACACGCCTATTCAATTATTAAGACCTGAGAAATGTAACAAAGATGGTGATATTGTAGGGTATTTCTATTCCGACAATTGGACTGACCCAAAGAAGTACGTGCCTAAAAGATTTGATTCTTTTGGAACTTCAAAAAAAGAAGTAGAGATATTGTACTTAGCTCCTTATAGCGCTGGGATGAAATACTTTTCAAATGTAGATTATCAAGGAGGTATTGATTACGCATTGTTAGAAGAAAAAATAGCTGAATACCTTATTAATGAAGTTAGTAACTCCTTTGCTCCGACGACTATCGTAAATTTTAACAATGGTACCCCAACGGACGAGCAGAAAGACGAGATTTCAGCGCAAGTAATTGGAAAATTAACAGGATCAAAAGGTAAGAAAGTTGTTATATCATTTAATGATAACGAAAATACAAAGACAACGGTCGACACTATACCTTTGAACGATGCTCCAGAACATTATTCTTATTTATCAGATGAGTCTACAGCTAAGATATTACGTAGTCACAATGTAACTACACCATTGTTATTCGGTGTGACGTCAGCAAGTGGCTTTAGTAGTAATGCAGATGAAATGAAAACAGGAGCGTTGTTATTTGAAAACATGGTTATAAAACCAAAACAACAAATGATCGTTGAAATGCTTAAAAAAGTGTTATCGTTTAATGGTGTATCACTTAACCTTAAGTTTAAAACATTAAATCCTTTACAAGGGGATGAGCCACAACCTGTACAGATGAGTTCAGATAAATCAGAACTTGAATTGTTATTAGATGAGTTCGGTGAAGATATTGACGAAAACTATGTTTTAATTGATGAGAGGGATGCTGATTACGATAATGAAGAGTCGTTAAACGAATATTTAAACGACCTTGAAAATACTACTACAAAACTTTCTTTAATTGATAAGGTATTAAATTTTGTATCAACAGGAACAGCAAGACCTACTGCAGTATCTTCACAGGATAAACAAGTAAAGGGCAGAATGTTTAAGGTTCGATATAAATACACAGGTAACCCTAATCCTGAAAGAGCTTTTTGTAAAGCAATGATGAGCGCTAATAAAGTGTATAGAAAAGAGGATATTGACAGAATGAGTGAAAGTGTTGTTAATAGAGGATTTGGAGAATTTGGAGCGGATAAATATGATATTTTTAGATTCCATGGTGGACCGCGATGCCATCACAAATGGTCACGATTAACTTATATGTTAAACGATAAAGATATGTTTGAAAAAGTAGGGACAAGAGCAGCAGAGATAAGGGGGTATAAAGTAACTAATCCATCAGAAGTTTCTGTTTACCCTAATAACTTACCATTAAAGGGATATAGCCCAAGAAATAAAAATTTACCCTCAGATGCAAAATAACTTTTAAAGGTGGTTGTATATTGTAATCATTTTATTATCTTTGTAAAAAATAAGATAATATGGAAACTTGGAAAGCAATTAAAGGATTTGAAAAACAATATGAAGTTAGTAATATTGGAAACGTTAGAAGTATTGATAGGGTAGTAAAACATTATAGAGAGGGTTTTACAAGGGTTTACAAAGGAACACCTAAAAACATAAGATTAAATGATAAAGGATATTACAGATGTAATTTAAAAAATGATGGTAAAAGATTTGATTTTACAGTACATAGATTAGTCGCTGAAGCATTTATACCAAATGAAGAAAATAAACCCGTAGTAAACCATATAAATGGTGTAAAAACAGATAATAGAGTTGAAAATTTAGAATGGTGTACAATAAGTGAAAACGTAATACACGGTGTTAAAATAAGACTTACAAAAACAAAGTTAACAGATACTCAAGCAATGGAAATTTTTAACTCTAATTTATCACAAAGAGCATTAGCTAAAGTTTATAATATAGATTCAAGTATTGTTTGGAGGATAAAAAATAAAAAAGCATACAAACACTTATGGCAGAAGCACTATTAATATCGAAAAAAGACCTACAAGAATACACTTCTTTAAACGCAAATACAGACGTTGATAAGGTGATTCAATTTGTTCTTGTTGCGCAGAATATTTGGATTCAACAATACACGGGGAGTAAGCTGTTGGATAAGATTAAAACGGATATTACCAACAATACACTTGCAGGTAACTATATAACGCTTGTACGCTCGTATTTAAAACCAATGTTGATACACTTTACCATGGTTGAATATTTGCCTTTTTGCGCTTACACAATTAGTAACAAAGGGATATATAAGCACC